ACAGAGCAACAGCAAAGAAATCAAGAACAGCATCTCTGCTGGATTCATTGCAGGCGACACGACCGACCAGATTAGCCGCCGAGTATCTCAGAAGGTACAAGGCCGCACAAGAGCACAAGCTAGAGCCGTGGTTACTACAGCAGTTAATCACGCAGCAACTCAAGCCAAAGAGCAGTTCGCACAGCAAAACAGCGACATCATCCGAGGCGAGAAGTACCTAGCAACACTAGACAGCCGCACAACGATGACCTGTGCAGGATACGACGGCGAGATATTCCCGATCAACACAGGGCCAATGCCGCCTTTGCATTACAACTGCCGATCAACACGAGTGATCGTTCCGACTGAAGGCTCACTGATAGACGGACTAGAAGGCGAGCGACCAGCGGTGGTTGACGGGCAAGCACAGCAGGTATCAGGCAACAAGACATTCCGGGGTTGGTTACGCGAACAGCCAGTAGAGTTCAGAGATGAGTTCTTTGGCAAGTTCACAAACGGCAGAGAAAAGCGACTGTTGTTTGACCAAGGCGGTCTAGACCCGAACGACTTTATAGACCCTACAGGCGCTCAGATGACGCTTGCAGAGCTAAGAGAAAAGAACCCACTCGCATTCCAGCGGGCAGGACTTTAGAAATCCGACTAGAGGTCGGGAAATTGAGAAAGATAGCCGGAGGCTAAAACCATGTCAGAAGAACAAGCAGTGCAAGAAGAGACAGTAGAAGAGACCACTACTGAGACATCAACAACCGAAGCCGGAAAGACTTATTCAGAATCTGAAGTTCAGAAGATGATTAACGATCAAGTCTCGGGGCTGAAGAACAAAGTTGATGAGTTGCTAGGTGAAAAGAAGACAGTTGCTCAAAAAGCTAAAGAGCTTGAGGAAGAGCAGCAACGCGCTCAGGAAGAGCGAATGAAAGAAAAGCAGCAGTTCAAAGAGCTGTATGAGAAAGAACAGCAGTCGAAGCAAGAGCTAGTCGAGCAGTTTGAGACGTTCAAGCAGCGCATCGAACGGCAAGAGATGCACTCAGCTTCGCAGAGTATTGCAACCGAGCTAACTCGTGATTCTGCACGAGCAGAGCTGCTCACAGAGAAAGCCATGCAGTACGCAAACTATAACGATGACACTGTTACGTTTGAACTAGGCGGCGTCCCAGTAGGTGCTGAGAAACTAGCAGAACATCTTAAAGAGAAATATCCGTTCCTTGCAGATGGGAGCGGTGCGACCGGGGGCGGAGCTTCTGGATCAAATAACGGCGGGGCCGTAAGCAGCAAATCATTTAGCGAAATGACAGGCGCAGAACTCTCACAACTACGGGCAGAAAACCCAACAGAGTACGACCGCCTGAAGAATGACTATTACGGCCAATAATATTTTAATCAGGAGCATTAACTAATGGCTACTACACGTCTAAGCGACATCATTGATGTCACAGTATTCCGGGACTTGCCTCCCGTAAATGGCCCAGAAAAGACTGCTTTCTATGACAGCGGTGTTGTTACTCGTAACGCTCTGCTTGATGAGCTTGCTAGCGCTGCTGGTAAGACTGCTGAGCTTCCTTTCTGGAAAGACCTTGACGGTTCAATCGAGCTGAACTACAGCGACGATGATCCTTCCAATGTTGCCACACCTCAGAAGGTTGTGCAGGGCGAGCAGATTGCTCGTAAAGCCTTTGTCAACCAAGGTTGGCAGGCAGCCGATCTGGCTTCAGAGCTTGCTCTTGGCGCCCGCGCCATCGATCAGGTTCGTAACCGTACGGACATGTACTTCACCCGCCAGTGGCAGCGTCGTTTGGTCGCTACTACCAACGGCATCATCGCCGACAACGTAGCTAACGACGGCGGCGACATGGTTGTTGACGTAGCAGCCGATGCTATTGCCAGCCAAGACGCAGGTACGAAGTTCAACCGTGACGCTTTCGTAGAGGCCACCAACACGCTTGGCGACCGTTACGATGAGCTGAGCGCCATCTCTGTCCACAGTGCTGTTTATGCACAGATGGTCAAGAATGACGACATCGACTTTATCCCAGACTCAGAGGGTAACTTGGTAATCCCAACGTACCTCGGTCTGCGCGTTATCGTTGACGACGGCATGAACGTCGAAGCAGGCGACACCGACGGCTTCAAGTACACCTCAGTGCTGTTCGGCGCTGGTGCATTTGGCTTTGGTGTTGGTAACCCTGAAGTCCCTGTTGAGATCGAGCGTTATGCTGATCAGGGCAACGGCGGCGGTATTGAGACTCTGTGGGTTCGCGAGACCTACGTTCTCCATCCGTTCGGCTTCAAAGCAACTGGTACGCCTAACAACGGCATCACCTTCACTCAGGCAGAGCTTGCTACTGCCGGAACCGTGGATCGCGTCATCGAGCGGAAGAACATTCCGCTGGCGTTCCTCGTCACCAACTAAAGCAGTTGGTAAAAGGCTAGCCCCTCTTCGGAGGGGCCATGCCTCCTAACACATAAAGGGGTTTTATTAGATATGGCTAATAAAGATGGTTTAGAACCAAACAAGCCAGTCGATTTTGAAACACTCCAGCGCGTAAAGCGCGAGCAACGAGAGGCTGCTAAGAATGCCAAAGCAGAACCCAAAAGTAAACCCAAACGCCGAACTCCCCGGACTGAGGACGTTCGCGAAACCGGGCAGCCTAGCGTTTCGAGTGTACTACGCACAGAAGAGACGCAAGGATCGAAAGGAAGCTAACGAGCCTTAAAATATGACTTACACCGTCGACCAATTCGGGCCAAGCGATCTGCTTAGCAGCAAGAAGCTAGACACTCGCCGCATTAAAGTATCAGAAGGCGACACATGCTTTTACGAAGGTCGTCAGTTCTACACGTTCAAAGAGTTTGACATCCCGAACAACAGTAGCGAGACAATCAAGGTTGTTGCTCAAGGCGACACGATTGTTCAGCAGTTCGGCGCATCACTCCTCATTGGCGGGCTAAGGATTGAGTTAGTAGTAGGCGGGACGGAGCAATCTGCTTTTACAGGAAGCCTGCCTACGCTGCAAGCTAACAACACTAGCGTAGCCCCAGACAGAGCAGCAACAGTCAGCTTTGATAACGGTGGCGACCACACTGGTGGAGATGTAGTTGATCTACTGCTTATGGATGCAGGAGCTGATCGTGGGAATCGTCAACCGACGCAGAGCAATGCTACAGAAGATTTGCTTTTAGGTTTTGCCGCAGGGACTTTCTACATTCGACTGACCAACACTGGCAACGAAGATTGTCAGGGCGTATTCCGAGCAAGATGGGAAGAATTGTAATGCCTTTAGAAGTTGGCAAGCGCTATCGAGTAGCAGGTCGCATTGTAGACATTGTTGATTCAAGGGCAGCAGGAAAGAAGAAAGCCGCTATTACATCAGACGGCAACAGAATCAACTTTGGGCAAGCAGGCGAAGTAGTGCAGCCCGGAACACCAGCAGGCGATAACTACTGCGCTCGGTCAGCAGGAATCCAATCAGGCCGCGATCTAAGTGCTAACGATCTTTCACGCGCCGATTGGCACTGCAATGGCACGAGCAGCCGAGAAGAAGGCCCAAGCCCACTAGGAGAAGACTGAGATGCCTGTACAGCGTTGCCAGAAAGATGGGCGCCGAGGATGGAAGTGGGGATCAACAGGCACTTGCTACGTCGGCAGAGGAGCTAAGGCTCGTGCAGAAAGGCAGGGGCGGGCAGTCCGAGCAAGCGGTTACAGAGGATAAAAGATGGCATACGTAACAGACTCAGAACTGAACACCTACGCTTCTGACCGTGGCATCACTATCAGCGGCACAGCTAGTCAACTACTAACACTTGCACACGATTACATCGAGAGCCTTGAGTTCATCGGTGAAAAGACACAAGAAGATCAGCCAGATCAGTGGCCGCGCGATGATGCATACGTTGACGGTGTTGAACTAGACAACACAATCGTCCCCGAGGGTATCAAAGAGGCAGAGATTCAGACTGCCATTGCTATCGACCAAGGCAACAGCCCTTTTGCCACTGTAACGCCCGGAATCAAATCAGAGCGCGTTGACGTACTAGCAGTTGAATATCAGGACGGCGCAGGCAACCGTAGCTTCGATCCGATGGTTCGCTTAAAGCTGCGTAAGTACATCCGCGCATCAGCAGCGAGCACCAATGTGCTGAACGTGAGCCGCGCATAAGATGGCAAAGTTTGATTACAGGGCAAGTAAAGCACTAGCAGATAGGTTGCTAGATCAGTTCGGTGCTACCCGGACTTTTACGCGTGAGGTCGGATCAGTATTCGATCCTTCTACTGGCAACGTAACAAACCAGACAGAGACATTCAGCGCATCAGTTGTTTGGCTTGCATTTAACAAAAACGAGATCGACGGCTCATTGATTAAAGAAAGCGACGCACGACTGCTAGTCAGTGGCGAGCTAAAAGTAGGCGATGAGGTTGATCGAGACGGCACTACTTGGCGCGTTGTGTCTACTAACCCGCTATATCCAGCAGAGACGCTAGTTTATACAGAAGCGCAAGTAAGGGAGTAGAGGATGTACAGCATCAGAGACGTAAGCGCGACACTAGACACGCATCTAGCGCAGCTTCCCAATGCTCCAGACATCGCTTGGCCTAACTTCGCTTTTACAGCGCCAGCAGAGACTTATCTGCGAGTGAACAACCTGCCAGCTAACGGCGAGCTTTACACTTTTGCTTACGCACAAGATACGCCGGGTGTTTATCAGGTAACTGTTGTCTCTGACCTACAACAAGGCGCAGGAGAGGCAGAAAACCTAGCAGATGCAGTAGCTACCCACTTCAGGGTTCAAAAGCTCTCAGATGTCTTTATAGAAGCTATTAACGTAGCACCTGCTGTAGTTACAGAAGATACTTACGAAATACCAGTCTCTATTAACTGGAGAGTGATCGCCTGATGGCAGACCTTGACGACTTCATCAAGAACATCCCTAAGTACAACGATGGCATTGATGACGTAGTTAAAAAAACAGTCCTCAAGCTATCAGAAAAGATTGTAACTAGAACGCCTGTCGGCAACCCCGGCCTTTGGGAGTCAAGCGCTCCATCGGGCTATGCAGGCGGCAGGGCTAGAAACAACTGGTTCCCCTCTTTCGGTGATCCTAGCAACGAATCTACCGAAAGCACTGCAAACGAATCGCTAAGTCGAGTGTTGTCCATCTTAGATCGAGTGCCGGGTAGTGTGTTCTTTCTTACGAACAATCTGCCATATATCCGGCGACTTGAGTATGACGGATGGTCTACACAAGCACCCAGAGGGATGGTGCGGGTAACTCTGAGAGAAGCCCAGCAAGAAATAAAACGCGCTGCAAAGCAAAACCCAGATATTAGATAGAGGAAAAAATATGGCAAGCGGAGCTTTCACATCAGCAGGGACTAAGATTAGTCTCACCTCCACTGCCCCAACTACTTACGATGACAACTCAACAGACGGCCTCCCAAGTCTCACTTACACAGAGATTGGTGAGGTTTCCGATCTAGGAGAGTTCGGTCGTGAGTATGCAGAAGTCACGTTCAACCCGCTAGGCGACCGCCGCACTGTAAAGCGTAAAGGCTCTTACAACGACGGTAACGTAAGCATGACTGTTGCTCGTGTTACTTCAGATGCAGGGCAGTCAATCCTACAGACCGCACTTGATGACGATGCAAGTTATTACTTCGACGTTGAACTTCAAGACGGCACACACCTTTACTTTGCCGCTCAGGTTATGAGCTACACGACTAACGTCGGGTCAGTAGACCAGATCACGACTGCAAGCGTAACCCTCGGCATCACCAACGACATCTTCGAGGTATAAAACAATGGCAGCAAGTGGCGCATTCACAAGCGCAGGCACGACCATTGAGATCAGTGACTCCCTGCCAGCTACGTATGACGTTTCTGGTTTCGGAGGACTAAGCTACACCGTTATCGGTGAAGTATCTGATCTTGGTGAGTTTGGCCGCGAATACGCAGAAGTTACCTTCAATCCACTCGGTGATCGTCGGACTGTTAAGCGCAAGGGCAGTTACAACGATGGCAACGTGTCAATGACTGTTGCTCGCGTACCGGGTGATGGTGGTCAGACCATTTTGCAAACAGCAGTTGACAGCGACGCAAGTCAGTCAATCCTTGTTACTTTGCAGGACGGAACGAAGCTGTACTTCACGGCACAGGTTATGTCTTACACAACCAACGTCGGCAGCGTCGATCAGATCACAACGGCAACCGTTACTCTCGGAATTACCGAGGACATTCTGGAAGAGGCACCAGCCTAAAAAGCCTTGACAAGCGGGGTAGGAATTAACTTGCCCCGCTGACCTTTTTTATTGGGACTGAGACTAGGAGCAAGACATGGATATTTCAAAGTTTAACACTACGGTGGCAAGTGATAAGGCGCAAACGATGCACCTTACCGATCCTTTCACTGGCGAGACTTTGTTTGATGAAGAGGGCAACACCCTCGACTTTTACCTTTACGGTATTCAAAGCACGGCAGCTCGAAATGCGTTAGCTGACCGTGAGCGTCGCAGCAACAAGAAAAAGCTCAACAACGAAGAGAGTCGGCGCTTAGGCGCTGAGTTCTTGGCTGCATTGACTAAAGGTTGGAGCAAGAACCTAGAGTCAAACGGCGAACCTATTAAGTTCACCACAGAGAAAGCAGTCGATCTATACATGGATCAAGACTGGATCGGGCAGCAGGTTATCACATTTGTGAATAACTTGGAGAACTACGCCCCAAAAGCATAGAAACGCTGAGGCTCTATGTTCGTCATCTGGCGTGGCTGCACGCTGCGCCAGAGACTAAATCAAAGACAGAGACTAAAAAGCCTCGGTGGAAGATTCTTGAAGAACGCGAAAGCGAGCTTCTAAAGATGCCAGAGGTAGAAACAGATAAGCACATCCTAGAATGGGCAAACGAACTAGGATTCTGTGAGCAAGGCTTCAGCGGGCCAACACCACTTACTTATCAAGAGATTCACGCTTGGGCAACAATGACTGGCGTGATCCCAACATGGGAAGAGTCTCGATTCATAAAGATGCTCTCCAATGAGTATTGTTCGCAGTACGCGGCATCTTCAGACCGCGATGCACCACCCCCTTACAGCAACGAAGAATATGACCGACGTAAGGTTGCAGATCAAATCTTAACGGCCTTTAGATCGCACAGTAAATACCGGGGTACCACGAATGGTTGATGTATACAGTATTGCCTTTAAGGCGGACTCTAGGGAAGTCAAGCAAGCGAAAAGTGACTTCGAGGGTCTAGGTCGTCAGACCAAAGCATCGGGCAACTCTGTTAATCAGTTTGGTCGTCAAGTAGACCAATCTCAAAAACAAATGAAGGCAATGCGAAGCAGCACCCAGATGGTCACTAGGGCCTTGGGTGCTTTCGCAGGTGCGCTTTCGTTAAATGCACTTAAAAACTTTACACAATCAACCATAGCCGCTGCTGATAACATCAACAAGATGGCTCAGACAGCAGGCGTAGGCGCAGAGAGGCTGCAAGAGCTTCGCTTTGCCTTTGGACAGCTAGCAGGGACAACAGACCTAGAAGTCGATCAATCTTTGCGGCGATTCAACCGCAGGTTGGGTCTCGCGGCAGATGGCGGAGGTGCTGCTGTAAAGACTTTTGAGCAGCTAAACATAGCACTTAAAGATTCAGGCGGACAAGCTAGATCGTCTGAGCTTGTACTTAATGATCTGCTAAAAGCTCTAGGTTCCGTAGAGAACGACTCACGCAGAGCAGCGCTAGCTTCACAAGCGTTCGGTGAGGACGCAGGCCCACGTCTTGCTGCTGGATTAAAAGATGGAAACGCAGCACTCGAAGAGCAGGCAGACTTAGCTAGGCAGCTTGGTCTTGTTCTTGGTGGAGAGCTTCTAGATGGTGCAACTGAAGTACAAGATGCTTTTGCTGAGCTGACCCAACAGCTTAGGACAGACTTCCAGAGAGTTATCTTAGAGAACACAGATGCTCTTTTAGCAACAGTTGACGCAATGAACGACCTTCGCGGGTTTGTTATCGACAACTCGAACGAGTTTCGAACATTCGGTGAAGTTGTAAGCATTCTAGTTTCTTTGCGTTTAGCTAAGTGGGCATTTGGTGCGGCTACAGGAATACGATCTCTAGCAACTGCTGCGGCATTGCTGACAGGGCCAGCAGCTCCTTTTGTACTTCTTGGTGGCATTCTTGCGGCTCTTAGGCTGGATTTCTTAAATACTAGAGAAGAACTTGATAAATTAACTGAAAGCATACAAGGCTTTACAGTTTCACAAATTGAAAGTGAGCTAGAAAATCTGCGACGTGAGCGCAATGCTCTTGTGGCCGATTACGATCAGACCAATCCTTTTGCAAGCGCTGATCCTGAAAATGTAAACAGAATACGAGATATCTCAAATGAAATTGAGGTTCTCAATGACAGATTAACTGAGCTACAAACTACTGAAGCAGACACTCGTCTTGAGACTGTAACTGTAAGAGCTTCCGATTCTATTACAGAATACAGCGAAGCGATGTCAGATATTCTTGGAACGAGCGTTAAGATTCCGGGCCCAATAGATGATATCTCTGTTGCTACTAAGAAAGCCACAGATGACGCAGGCGGCTTAGGCCAGAACTTTGAAGAAGTAGCAGATCAAGTAGAGGGCGCATTCTCAGATGCTTTCTACAATATCTTTGAAGATGGGCTAGGTGCTTTCCAAGACTTAGCAGGCGACATTCTTGATATCTTCCGTCGCACACTAGCTGACATGGCTGCGGCTGCTATCCGTGAGCAGATCGTTATCCCGATCACACAGCAGATAGTTGGTGGCGCAAGCAGTGCGTTAGGTCTAGGCGGATCGGCTGGCAGTATGCTTAGTTCTGTTGGCAACTTCGCACTAAGCTCTGGTGGTGGCGGAGGAGGTTTAGGCAGCATCGCTAGCAGCGTTGGTCGAAGCATTCTGTCGCCCGGAGCTAGCCTTGGCCAGTCTTTTGCTATGTCCGGTATCGGCCAGTCACTTGGGCTGTCTGGCTCTCTTTCTGCTGCTGGTGGCGGACTTATTCAGGGTGGCGCAGGCGCCATGGGTGGCCAAGCATTAACAGGTGCAGGCTCCGCCTTAGCTGGCGCCGCTGGTATTGCTTTACCTTTACTTGCTCTCGCTCTTCTTGGTGGGCTGTTTGGAGATGAACCAGAGCCTAGCGCTGCACGAGTCTTTGCTACTGGCGGCGAAGGATTCCTTGACTTTGTCCCTAGCATAGACCCCGGTGATATTATTTCACAAAAAGAGGCTGATGAGCTAGAGCAAAAGATCGACAAGGACATCAGCGGCCAAGCTCGCTCATTGCAAAAAGCAGTGATGAACACTGTTGGCATGAGTATGGCAGAACGCTTGTCAACAGGCATAGTTTCAGGCGATATACAAGAGCCATTCATTGAGGCTTTCTTTGACGAGGAAGACACTGACTATGCTGGCGCTATTAATGCGCTGCTGGCTCGCCTATTCCGCCCGCTTAATGAGTTTATTCCGGGTGCAGTAAGCGCAGCGATTGATCAGCTCGATCCAGAGTCAGATAGATACGCAGATGAGCTGATGGCAGTCACTGAGACATTTTCGGATGTCAACAGAGCTGTTGCTCAAGAGCTGGGAGACTTTGCCGAGGAAACTGAGCTTGTTGGTGGCAACTTTGTTGAGAAGCTGCAAAACCTAGCTAGCGTACTAACTGCACTTGATAGACGGGGTGATCTTGACCTAGTAGACCAGATCGGAGGATTGGCACAGAGGCTGAG